AATTTCCTGAACTTCGGTTTGCAATAGACAATGGAATTACTTTATCAGAAAGAGCACATAAGGAATTTCATATTAAGTATGGTGTTAAAAACAATACATTAGAACAAATAATCAAATTTTTAAAATGAAAAAAAGACTAACAAAAAAAGAATATGATTCACTACCAGACAATGAAAAGAGTAAGTTTAAATTACTTGGTAGTCTAGACCCAGATTTTTCTCCCGGGGGAGGAGAGGATATCGAATACTGTTTACAAGTAGAACAATTAGGTTATAAAATTCTACAAGTACCAAGTGATGATCCATGTAAGACTGGGCCATTGGGCGATGGAACACAAACGAATGTAAATCTATTTCCGTCATATCATAAATCGGAAGGCACGGTGATGGATAAAGATAATAATAATAATGATAAGTGGATTAAACACATTGCCGATGTGAGAGCAAAACTAGAATATAAATACAAATTACCAAAAGGATGGTTTTATGGAGGTGATATCGCCGAGTATAGAAGGATAGTTGAAGATATACCAGAAGAAGGTACTATAGGAGAACTTGGGTGTGCTTGGGGAAGAAGTATTTGCTCAGTTGCTGATATAATTAAGAGAAAAAATCTTAAAGTACACATCGTTGATTGTTTTGTTGGAACCCCTGGAGAAGCGTCATATGGAGAAAAATTTAGGAAGGAATTTGAAGATAATATAAAAAGATTTGATATTTTTGATAGAGTTATTATTCATGAGGGTTATACAAATGATATAGTAAAAGAAGTAGATGACAAAACTTTTGATTTACTATTTATTGATGCAGATCATTCTTATGAATCTGTTAAAAGAGATATTGAAGATTGGTTGCCTAAAATGAAAGACCACGCAACCATTTCAGGTCATGATTACTGTAATGGTTTTGGTGTTTCTAAAGCTGTAAATGAAAAATGGTCAAACATAAGGGTTCATGATATCCAGTTTGGAATACCAGGTGGAGTCGCACAGGGAAGTGTTTGGAGTAAACGCCTTTAATTTTATGAAAGTTTGCTCTTATATTAATACTTACAATCGTACAGACACACTATTACCAATGGCAATTTTGTCTATTCTTAATCAAACAATTAAGCCCCAAGCCTTAATTATTTTTGATGAGAATAAAGAATTTAAAAACCCACTAGAAAATACAACGATAAAATATTTGTTAGATCTTTCTGTAGAAAAAGGTATACCTTGGTTTTGGTTACCTGGAGATAAAAAAGGAGCTCATCATAATCACGAAAAAGCTAATATTATGAAAGATTATGATTTATTTTGGTTTTTAGATGATGATCAGGTAGCTCAACCAGATTGTTTAGAAAAATTACTTGAAGAGATGAGAGATGGTGTTGGTGCTGTTGCTGGTTTAATATTAAAAACGCCAACTAAGGAATTAATACCTGGCCTAGATGGAACTTTAAAAGATGTTTGGAGTGGACAAAATCTACAATGGTATAGGTGGAGTGGAGATTCAAAAGAAACAGAACATCTTTATTCTAGTTTTTTATATAGAGGTAATATTTCTCACTTTGATTTAAGATTTTCAAAGAAATCTTTTAGGTGTGAAACTCAATTTACACATTCTTTGTTTCTTAAAGGTTATAAACTTATTGTAACACCCAAAGCAATTACTTGGCATTTTGAAGGAGACGGGGGTTGTCGTTCAGAGGAGGAGGAAAAAAGCAATTTAGATATGTATAATAGTGATAATAAACTTTTTATTGATTGGTTAAAAACGAAACAATCAGGTAAAAAAATATATGTATTGAATGGAGGTGTAGGAGATTGTTATATGTTTCTTCAGGCGATAGAACCTGAACCAGGATCTATAATTGCTTGTTGTTATCCAGAGTGTTTTGATGGTAAAGATGTAAAAATAATTAGTATTGCAGAAGCAAAAATGTTGGTTGATGACAAAGACTACGATATTTATAAATGGTGTCATGAAAATAAGTGGAAAGGTAATTTAATAGGAGCTTATAAGGCTTTATATACAAAAATGTATGAAAATTTTAATCGCTAGAGGTACATCTAAAATAGAAGAAGGTAAAAAAAATGCAAAAGAATATCCATATTGGGACAGACTATTAGAGCTATGTCAAGATCACGAAATTAAAGAAATTTCGGGTAAATTAAACAATAAAGACTTGACAGAATTAATAAACTGGTGTACAGTTTGGATATCTATTGATAGTTTTTTGCCACACTTTGTTAAATATAATAGTCTTAAATGTGGTATAGTACTCTGGGGTCTATCAGATCCTCTCATTTTTGGTTATAATACAAATATTAACCTTTTAAAAGATAGAAAATACCTGAGAAAAGACCAATTTGTATGGTGGAGAGGTATAGAACATAATCCCGAAGCCTTTGTCTCTGCAGAAGAGGTATTTAAGGCTATAAATAAGGTAGATTAATGGTATAATTATAAAATATGATAGGTTCCTATGGAAGAAATGCCTATGGCGGACGTGTTGGAGGACGTAGAAATAGGCGTATAAATACCCTATCTCCCAAAGGAGGACAATTAAGACTTGTTAAAACTATTGGTATCCTAGGTAAGTCATCCGTGATAGGAAAGACTAGAATAACTAAATCTATAGGTTCTATAGATATTCCGAGTATGAAAGGAAAGTCTAAAGTTAATAAAACGGTAGGTATATTGATTTTTAAAGGCTAGCTAGAACAATGTTATAATGGTTTAATATAACTTAATTTTTTAAAATAATGGTCACCCTATCCGCAGATAATAGAACACTAGTAGCAGATGCTAAATACTCATATTTAACAACAAACTATGCCTCCGGTGTATCTAATATTAATATTTTAAACGCTGCAGATAGCTTCGCTGCAGATGATTATTTACTATTGGGTTTATTTGGTTCAGAAACAGCAGAAATAGTTCAAATTGATACAGTTAACACAAGTACAGGTGCTATTGTATTAGTTGGACCAACAAAATTTTCACACTCTGAAAGTACCAAGGTATCTATATTACCATATAATCAAATAAGATTTTTTTGGACAGCATTGGAAGACATAACAGGAGCAACTCCTTTAACTGGATATATAGATATTCAAGCAAGTGACTGGTACTCTATATATAATGACGAAGTAAATCTAACAGGTTTTGGTTGGTTTATTTTTTATAATTCGACAACATTAGTTTCTTCTCTGAATTCAAACAGTTTACCTTACGCTGGTTTTACAAATGATTCTATAGAAGATTTATTAAATGATTTTTTCTCTTTATTAAACAACAAAGAATTAAAATTAGTCACTAGACAAGACGCATTATCTTGGTTAAACGAAGGATATTCTAGAATGAGAAATAGATTGAATATGTCTAATGCAGAATATTCAGCAACAGCTCTTTTACCATTAAATATAATTGGTGGCCAAACAGAATATTTATTACCAGATGATTTTTCATCACTTGAGTCAATAACAGCATCTATGGATCCATCAGACCCAACAGCTATGGGAAAATTAAGTAAATTTCCAATAGAATATATTCCTTTAAGAAAAGCATTTGGATATATGGGTTCTCAAACGAAATATTATATTAGAGGTAAATATATAGGATTTGTTCCAACACCAACAACGGGAGGAACCTATCAATATATGTATAAAAAGAAGACTACAAGATTAGATTCAAATTCAGAGAAGGTAGATTTACCAGATAACGGTTTTTATGTTATTAAAGATTTTATGATGTACAGAGCGAAGATGAAATTTTTAGATCAATCAGCAGCTGCTATATATTTCAAATCATTTAACGATGGAGTAGATCAAATGGTAATTTCAGCTATAGACAGAGATGCTTCAGGAGATTGGTTTGATATAGATGAAACCGCAAACTCATAAAAATAAAATAAAATGCAAGAATCAGGACAAAGTGAAAAACGTATTAATATCGGTTATTTTGACGGAGTCAACTCTCTTGTTTCTCATAATGTTGCAAAAAGTACTGAATTATTTCACGTAGAAAATGTAAGATCTCCTCAAATAGGTTCTATAGAAAAAAGAGAAGGACAAACAGTTTTAGGATCTAGTTATTATGGTCCAGGTATTTCTGGTTATTCAGGAGTAGCTGTATCTGGTTTTTCTGGGTACAGTAGATATTCTGGAGTGTCTGGATATAGTGGATTACCAGTCACTGTTCAAGCTAATTATGGATTAGTTTATTTTTCTAATAGCGGCTCAAATAATCAGGGTTTATATAGGTTGACAAAAACGATGGTTAACCCATCTGGAACTTCTACTTTGTATTATTTAGATAGCTCAAATGTTTGGACTTCTCTTCCTTATAATACAGCAATGATGTTAGATGGTCAAATTAGTACAACTATTGCTGAAAATAATCTTTTTATAGTTAATAACGTTGCAAGTAACAGATATATTAGTGGAGCAGATGGAATTACAGTTTCAACTTCATCTATAGCAAGCGGTCACTTATGGAATTCTCCTATTGCCTCACAAATATGTTTTTACAAAAATAGACTTTATTTAGGGGATTTTACAAGAGATGCTGTAAGATATAAGACAACAGTATTAAGATCTTCATATCCAGTAGGCCTAATAACTTTAATCACAGACGATTTAACTACCACTAATGGTAGTGCTAGAATAATAGGTATAACAGATAACAAATATATATATCCAGATATAGGAGCTAATTTATATGAAGTATACAGAGGTCCGGTTAAGGTTTGTGATTTGGAAGTAACTGTTGTGTCTGCATCTGAAATAACTGCAAATATAACGAATATGACTCTTCCTTCTATTCTAGCTGCTGATGAAATATGGGTATCTGGTACTTTTACAGGCGCAAAAGTTTTTAGATGGCCAACAAATCCAACATCTTCTGGTAAAGATGTTAAACAATACGATACATTTAAACTATCTGGTCCAGACAATGATCCACTCACCATGCTTGTAAATATAGGAAATATACTTATGGTAGCGAACAAGAGTTCTATGAGTTCATGGAATGATTATAATCTTGAGAGTTTTGATTTAAATATAGGATGCTCATCTAAAAATGGATATGTAAAATTACTTGGAAGTTTATATTTCTTGGATTACACAGGAGTATATTCTACATCTGGTAGTTTACCAAAATTAATTTCTAATAAAGTTGAAAGATATATTTCTGGAGCAACAAAAGCAGGGAAGGAATCTTGTGCAGCTGGTAAAAAAGGAAGAAGTGTATTTTTTACGTTAGGAAATGTCACTCTATATTTTCCAGATGGATCTCTAGAAAAAGTTTTGTCAGATGTTTGTCTAGAATATAATATAACACAAGAAAATTGGTTTGTACATACAAATGTAAAAGCTAGTCAGTTTGCAACCTTTATAGAAGCTATTAATTCAGATAGACTTGAATTTACCGATAAGGCAGGAACTTTTGCTGTTAAAGAATTTTTAAGTGGAGAAACAGACGATGGTACAGAAATCTTTATGAGAGTTGATTTACCAAAAATAACTCTTAATCCTTTGTGGGACAGAGTTAATACACCTATTGGCATTATTATTGATTCAGAGAGGGGAACTTCTATGAAAGCATATGTTTCTTTTGAAGAAGGAAATCCAGAATTTTATGAATTAGAAGGTAAAATAAATAAAGGACTTTCTATTCTTAAAATAAATAATAAAGATGATTCTAGAGGAACTCCAGCTCCTGTCAGATTAATTTCAGTTTCACTAAGAGATGGATCAAAACAACTTTGTAGAATAAATAGAATGGCTATTATATTTGTTCCAACAAATATGGATTCTATAATTCCTTAATTATATGGCACAGCCACTTGATTTAACAACAATAGATAGACCATATGATAATTTTCTAGATAGATCTTCTAGTAGTGATATTTCCAATCCAGATTCTGATAAAACAAGTGCTTCAAATACACAAAATCCAGAAAATTACAATGGTTCTAGCTCTAGTGGCGGATCTTCATCAACGACATCAGGATCTACATCTAATGGTAATAATGGGAGCGTACAAGAACAAGCTGTTAAAAACGAAGGAGGAATGGGAGACGTTTGGATTAATACTTTCATAAGATCTACAAATTGGAAACCAAAAACTCAAGGTTTCACAATCAATGGTCAAACTGGTTATGCTGAATTTACAAATGTTTTTGTTAGTGGAAATATACAAGCATTAACCGGCTCTATTGGTGGATGGCTTATAGGAGCAACTTCTATTACAGATACATCTGGAACAACAGGTATGTCATCTTTAGTTACTATTGGAGACGATATAAGATTTTGGGCGGGACATATCGATCCTGCTTTAGCCCCTTTTAGTGTTACTGAGTCCGGTGTTCTAATAGCATTTTCTGGAACAATTGGAGGTAATCTTTTGGGTCCAACCTCTATAAGTTCACCTAATTTTATTTCTGGAATATTAGGAAGTGGTTGGATTATAAATAATGATGGGTCAGCAGAATTTCAAAATATATCAATAAGGGGTGTTATTAAATCATCTGTTTTTGAGAAGGGGACTATATCAGCAGTTAATGGCGTAGTTATGATAACAAAATCAGATATACTTGCGACAGATATGACTGCATTAGATTCAGAAACAGTAACTATAAGTGGAGAATCTTCTTTTGTTGCAAATGAGATAATAAGAATGAAAGATGGAACAAACGATGAATATTTATTAGTTACAAGTGCTGCAAGTGCCCCAACATATTCTGT